TCGCCGGGGCCACAGCAGCCACCCTCCTGATCGTACAGTTTCTCAAGGTGCCGCTGGACAAGGTGTGGAAGATTCCCACCCGGTTGTTCGTTTACATGATTGCCCTCATCATCATGGCCGTCGCCACGGCCTACACTTCGGGGCTCACGGCCGACACTTTCCTGCTGTGCATCCTGAACGCATTCATTGTGGCGCTGGCGGCCTACGGTTCCTATGAGCTGACCTTTGCCAAGCTGAATCACGCCTGATACATACATCGCCCCGTTGCCATGCGCAGCGGGGCTTTTTTCGTTTTTGGGTATACGTGGAGTTGACGATGTAACGTACCGGGGGTATAATTATCTCAGAGAATACCGTCGGAATGGAGGAACAAAACTTGTGTAGTGTGATCTTGGGCTTTTTTGCCCTGATGGTGGTTGGAGCCTGCTACTTCTTCGGAGCTGTCGCCATAGGGGGCATCATTCTTCTTATCTGCCTTCTTGCCAGCATCGGCAATTATACAAACTCGAAGAAGCTGCAGGCCACGCCGATGATCTGCCCGAACTGCCATAGCACGAACATTCGCATCAGCAAAGAAGTGGCGGGCTTCACCAATAACAGCGCCACATCGTTTCATGGCGGATGGGGGCTTCATTCGGGGAATGTCAATATCAATCGCCAGCGCCTGGGCATCTGCCAGGATTGCGGCTTCGACTATCCCTTCTTCACACAGCAGGAGGTCAACCAGATTCAAGAGCGCGCGAAATCGCGCATGATCTGTTGGTTTGCGATCGCTGTCATAGCAGGGAGCGTGGGCTTTTATCTGTTCTATATGCCGCATTAGCCTTTCAATCCCCATACGGGCCGTTGCAATGGCCTTCTCGCGGCTTCCGCGTCGCTACACTATTTCCCCATAGGGTAGAAAAGGCCCCGCCTGGAAACGTCCACGGCGGGGCTTGTAATTGAATCATTCTTCGAGCATACGTTCTCGCATTCGCTTTTCCTTCTCTGCGCGGATGGCCTCGATTTTGAAGCGGGCCTCCTGAGTCAGCACATCCTCAGCCAGCATATCCGTCATGATCCACACGTCGGCGATTTCTTCCAGCAGATGATCCTGCGCCTCCTGCCATCGAACCGGCGTTTCATCCCGCATGACGCGGACCATCTTCAAGGCTGCCTGCGTCAATTCCGCCGATTCCTCCGCGAGCTGACGGAAGATGTACTCCTGACCGTACTGCTCCACGATCTTCTCTTTCCAGGTCATATCTACACCACCTTTATGACTTCTCCGCCGATCATGCCGGCGAAGGTTACGGCAAAAGATGTGTTGTCAAATGGCATGGCGTCCCACTTGTGGTTTCCCCATATGCTGGTGTAAACGGGTGTGGGGTTGCCGTGCTTGTCGTATTCCGTCAGCCCGCTGGGGCGGTAGCCCATCAAATACATGCCGTCCTTCTTGATTATGTACACGGTTCATCCCTCCTCTTTTCCCTCCCATGCTTCGTAATTACCGGCCGCACATTCCGCTTCGAGGTTGATGCGGCAGTTGTTGTATCCTCCGCCGAGGTAGTGGCGGCATGTTTCGCACATCCTGATCTCACAGTAGTCTCCGTTACATTCCATCTTCCTTTACCTCCACAGTAAAAGTCCTGCCGACATGAGCTCTGATCTCCATTCGCTCAAAACCGGTATAGGTGGTATACCGAAGCTCCATGCCCCTGCCGTTCCGTTTCTTTACGAGCTCACATGACAAGCGAGTAGGATAACCGTACTTGTCGTGCCCGTGTACCGTGACTTTCGTTCCCTCCGGCAAAGCTCTGACTTCGACTGCCGTCAGCTCTTTTTCCATGAACTCACCCTCTCTACGGCCTCTTTGTGCTGTATTGCTTTGGTGGCACCAGCTCGATCACAATGCCGTCATCGCCTTTTCCAATCAATACGCTGGAAACTTGGGCTTCCAGCTCGGCAGGGCTGGCTCTGCACCTGACATCGGTGAAGCCGGTGTAATTCTTCTTCTGACGAAGGGGAAATTTCACGCTGACTGTGACTGGCTCAGACAGGGCATCGACATAAAATATCCACTCTTGAAGCGTCATTCTATTCTTCATGTGCGCTCCATTTCCGCCCGTAGGCTGTCCTTGATGGTGTAGTTCAGGCCGAGCTGTCGGCAAAGACGCTCCGCCTCATGGCCGAACGTCTTCCAGTTGATGTCGGACGGGTGATAGTTCAGCTTGCCAATCTTCACCTTGTCCACGAAGGGGGCGACGGCCTCGATAGCGGTCAATACGATCTGCGCGTCCAGCACCGGCTCAAACGATACCCACGTTTTGATGCCCTGGTCATGCGCATAGCGCAGACCCAGGTATCGGTGTAGCACGTTCGTCCCGTCCTTGCCGTCCAGGGTGACGCCGTACCAATCGTCACCGTCCAGCAGATCGAAGTCCCGGCTTCCGTCGCCCTTGGTGAGGATCTGTACATGGTTCCCATGCTCCTTTAGCAGTTTGATGATCTCCCTGGTCGGCCTGGTGTCGTAGCCGGTGGGGTAAGGGTCGCAGGTAAAGCACAGGTGAATCAGCTTGCCGGTGATCTGCTCCTTCTCCAACTGCCGACGCGTCGCCTCGATGATGCCCTCCCGCGGCTGGACGTTGGTGTGGAACGCCTCGCGCTCCCGGTGAAGCACCAATGGCGCGAAGCAGTAGAAGCAGCGGTGGGGGCAGCCGGTGTAGATGTTCAGGGCAAACTCGCCGTATTCCCTGGCCGCGCCTCTTGGTTCATAGATGGGCTTCATCAATCTCCCTCCCTTGGCATCAGGCCCAGCTTTCTGCGAACAGACGCATTTCGTCGAGCCTTATTAAAGGCGTTCTTACCGTGAAACCTATACCCATCAATAAACGGTATCCCGCATTTGAGAAGATTCGTTTCGGCATGATCAATGGCATATAAAATTTCCAGTGCGTCATCATTGCCAAAGTACTCACGGGTGGTATAAATCGATAAATCGCATTCTATCCAGACGACTCCATAATCGCCACTGGTGCTATAGCCCTTCGACCCGTCAGACACTCGTGCCCAGCATCCAACTTCATACTCAAAGCCGTATATCCGTGCCTCGTAGAAACTGTACCCATCACCATCATCATAGGATTTCTCCGAATCCCATTGCCAGCCGTTTTCGCCCAGCAGTCTGAGCCAGTTTACACCGCCCCGATCATTTTTCATGTGCTGCCTCCTTCCATCTGTTGATGAGCGCCATACCAGCATATGCATAGCAAACTCAAAATCCATAATCGGCTCTCCTTTCCGGTCACTTCGCGGCCCTATACCTCCGCAGCTCCGTGCTGCGCAACGTCGCTTCACGATTTCTCGGCACCATCCTCGCGCCGCTGAATTTCACCGACAGATGTTTATTCATGTCACGAGAGAAAGCCTTGGTGCTCTGCCTCTGATGACGAGCCATACAGGAGCGAACCTCCGCCTTAGTAGAATACATGCGCCCGCATATCCTGCATCTGTATGGTTTCCAGATAGCAGATTGCTCATTGAGCAGCGATTTGACCTCATTGAGAATATCAGGCAGGCGTGAGGTAAACTCTGCAATGATTCTGCCTATTGCCTCAATTGCTTCTTTTAAGCATTCAAACATTACATCACCTTCTCCATCGACCTGAACAGCGCATGTTCAAAACCCCCTCCATCGGCGAAAACGATGTTGTTTGGATAGGCCTCACCCACATGGCCGTCCTCAAACTCCACCAATCCAAACACCTCCCACAGTTGTCCGCCCGGATGTCCACCAATCATCATACTGGGCGGGGCAACCTGTGCACGGTTTATCCATTGGTGGAACATCGCCTTTTTACCGTCAACATAGCATGGACGGTGCCCAGTATCAAAGATGAACCGCGAACGTTCAGACATCCGGTACATCCGCCTTGCGCTACAATCATCATTAGTGCAATGGACGATATACTCTCCTCCGTAATTGATTGATACATCTATTTCTGCTTCATCACAGAATGGACACAGTTTCAGTTTTCCCACGGTGTAGCCTCCCTCTGCTCGTCGGTCGGGCGGGACGTCCAGCAGCGCCACCTAATACCATAGGATGATCTCCTGTACAATGCAGACCATGAACACCCAAGCAAAAGCGCTTCGTAATCATCATCGTCTAATATGCTCAGTTGAAAAACTCCAAAAGAGTATCTTGTCCGGCTCTTTACCTCGGCCCAAAAAATCTTATTATACTCTTCGCTGGATTCGGCAAGCATGTTGTCTATTTCTTCCAGCGTCATCACGCGCGGCTCCTGCGCTTTCAACAGATCTCGTGCCTTCCGCATGATATAGGCATAGAACCGAATATCCAGATTGGTTATATCCTTACGGTCACGCATATAGGTTGAACAATAGTCCAGCTCCATCACAACATCCCGCGCATGCCATCGCTTCTCATCCTCGGCGATCATCTCATCTGTTATTCTCATACCCACTTCACCGCCTTTCCGCATTGATCGCAATACATCTGTTCATAGTACAGATCATTACTGCAATTCTGGCATTTGTAATGGTCTCGATATTTGTTCTCCGTATGGTTCAACCTGATCGGAACAACAGGTCTCGGCGGCTCCAACGCGGCAATGGCCCTGTTCACGGCCTCGATGTTCTCGATCAAAGGCGTTCTTCCCACCGACGCCGCCTCCATCGCCACGAGCAGTTGGCGGACTGCGACGAGGCCCTTGATGATGTTCTCATGCTCGTTCACTTCCGACGCCTCCTCAGCCACAGGAATATGACCAGGATCACAACCGGCCAAATCAGCCACTTGATAATCCGGATGGTAGCCAGGGCGATGATATCCGCCCAGGCTACCGCAACCAGAATCTGACGCTCAATGTCCATCAGAAGACCTCCCCGCCGTAGTGGTCAACGACGATCACCTTCTGGCCGAACTTCGACCACAACAGATCGGCCATGCGCCGGGCCTGCTTCATCGTTCGGAAGCCGCGGGCGCAATCCCTGTACCGCGTCCAGTTGACATATTCCTGCTCAAACGGGGTTCCCACGTCCTGCGTCCCGGATTCGTGGTAATACTCCCTGCCAAACCTGGACATCCTGAGAAGGAAAAACCTGCTCTCCTGCATCTTCTTTTCGCGTACCATAATCTCACTCCTTATCCGAAGTCGAACATCAATTGTCCGGCGTTCTTTTTCTTGGTGCTGATCGTGAATGTTGGCTGATATGATTCAGCGGGCAGTTCCTCCGCTTTCGGGGGCTCCTGCTCCGCTTTAATCGGTTCTGGTTCGCTGGGAGGGTCTGGAATGACGCTGGCAGGCGCTTCCGTGTCATCCATATTGACAATAGGCTGGGCCTCTGCCGTCTCTGGAAATGCCGTTGCAACGGCTCTGAACATGGCTTCCGCCTGGGCGATAGCCCTGCGGGTGCTCCAAACCTCGTGGAAGTACATCGGCGTATACCAGCAGCGGGAGGATTCC